TTTTCATGCGAATTGCTAGTTCGTAATATTTAACAAAAAAGTCCAACATAGTTAGACTCATAAGTGAGAAAACAAAAAAGGAGTCCTAGCTATGTTGAACCACTTTCAGTTTACGCTTTATCGGCATGATTTTCAAATCAAATTCGATCGTTATCGCTTAACCATGAGTCATTTGTTTAAGCGTTACGCACCTAGAAAATACCGAGAACGTCGAAATATTGAAAACTCCAAGTTGTCTGATGTCGCTTTACTGGCATTGATGTGTTTGAAAGTTCAATATCAAGTCGCAACTTGGCGAAAATTCTACCAGTTAGTTAGCGATATTATGCCTTCGCTACCGATGTTAGAGTATTCTCGATTTATGCGTCGCTGTAAAAATTTGGTTCCCATTTTCCAATCAATTCGTACCGGCTTAATCAAAAAGTCCAGTTATGGTGTTATAGCCATTATTGATAGTTTTCCATTGCCACTGTGTCAAGATAACCGCAAACTTCAGGCAGTTTTGTTTCACCGCTTTGCTGATGTCGGGTACAATGCCACCAAACAAAGGTATTATTATGGTTTCAAGGTGCACGTGGTTACGGACACGCAAGGGCTGATTCTTAACTATGAACTTACTCCAGCCTCAATTCATGATGTTAAGGCTGCTCCAGAAGTTATTGAGAACTGTCCATGCTCTTTGGTTATTGCCGATGTGGGTTATGTTGGCAAAAAACTTCAACATATTTTTGCTCAAATGGGCTATCAGTTATGGACACCATATCGGTCCAATATGCGATTAGCCAAGCAACACAATAGTCGACAACTTAAGAAACTTCGGCGTCGAATTGAAAGCTACTTTGCTGATTTAACACGTCAAGGTATTGAACATACACTTGCTCGTAGTTTAGGTGGCCTTCAAATGAATATTGAGGCAATTATGCTAACACACAATTTGGAAATCATGGGAATATTACAAACTAGCAACTAACGTAATATTTTCATTCATCCCATATACCTCATTTCAGACCATTCTTACACTACGAAACCTAATTACTCTCAATCAATTCAATTGCATCTTCAACACTTCTGCAGACGCCATATAAAACAGGTTTGTCTTCAATAAATTTCTGAAACTTAATCTGATCTTCTCTAAGCTTTCCAGTTTCATTTTTAACTTCTATTAGAATCATCTTCCCATCACTATGCCTAAACCCTGTGATATCTGGCCAACCTTTAGGTGCTAGTTTTATTACTGTCCCAAATTTTGTTTGTACAGTTCCAGCGTTGCTTCTAAACACAGTGCATCCGTGTCTAGCAACTGCAACCATAATATCGTTTTGAATTTTTTGTTCTAAAGTCAATCGTAAAATCCTTTCTAGTGTAGTCACTAAAATATAGTAGTTCACTAAATTAATTTTTTAGTGATACAGTAAAACTCTATTAAATCAAGTTTTCTTTAAAATGTAGTCATTATGTAATCACTAAAAAAATCTTTACAAACGTTGCTATATCAACCTTTACAGACATTTTAGTCTGTAGTCACTAATTTTAAACTTTTTGGAAAAACATCCAGGATATTTTTCTAATCTTCCCACCCCTTACCCCTGTATATTTATATACTTTATATAATATATTTATGTATACAGTAACTACAGTTGTAGTATATCCTTGATATATAGGCGTTTTAGCGTAGTCACTAACATTGAATTTTAGTGACTACATAGTGTCAACAATGCCTACACTTTTTTATATCCCCGTTTAGGAATCCCGTTAATTCGTTTTTGAGATGGCTCCCATTCTCTATGATTATCCATAATGTACTTAATCTTTTTGGCCAACTTTCGATTCTTGATTAAGTTCTCTTCTCCAAGTTCTTTAGCTATTTGAGATGATGTTATAAAAGTTCCTGGCCAACCTGCTAGTACTTCTTCTATTTGAGTTTCAGCCTCATCAATGTACATAAAAGACTTTCTATTTTTTTCAAGCACCTCATTCTCTTCATCTGATAACATGAAATTAAAGCCTTCCTTGTAGTAGTGGACACATTCACCCCAGAATTGCTTGATGATCTCTGGTGTTAAATCCGTAATAGGACTTTTAATTTGTCTACGTTTGTTGGCCATGTTTGGCATGAATCTACGCTCCCCAGTTTTATCTTTTAAATATGTTGATTCGTTTGTTGTTCTGGCAATGACAAAATTCTTAGGTCTTCTAACTGCACTTCTGCCATAAGGTGGTCTGTACTCTAATTCTTCAGATGAAATGAATTTCTTTAATGTTTCAAAATCTGAATTGTTAGTAGCTGTCATTTCATCATCATTGACAATTAAAGCTCTTTGCATGTTCATATAGCTGTCCTTGTCCTTAAAGTCTGTGAACTGGTCTGTATACCAACCGTTTGAAATTTTCTTTAAAAAAGTGGTCTTACCTACACCTTGGCCACCAACTAGATCCAACACATAATCAAACTTAGAGTTAGGATTAAAAACTTTAGCCACTGCTCCAACGAAAAATATTTTAGTCTGCAGCGTTGTCACTTCACTGATTTCAACCCCTAAAAATTCTGGTAGCAATAATGCTACACGTTGTTCTCCGTCCCATTCTTTTTCAGCTTCTTCTAGGTATTTTTTGACAGGATTATATGAGTTACTTTGAGCGTCGTTACTAACTGCCATATGCAATAGTCTTTCAGTAAAAAGAACCCCATACTTATCTTCAATGTATCTAAGAATGCTTGAAATATAGTTATCCTCAACATATCCACATTTTATGTGTAACTGTGGAATACTTTTTACAACTTCATCAGCAAACGAAAATTCGTTATATGCAAATGTTCCTTTGAGAACATCATCTTGCTCTAAAATCAATCCGATATTGCGTAAAGAATTAGCTTTGATAGTTCCACTTTGCGTCATTGTGAATGGAATTGGCATTTTTACAACGTTTGTTGACTCTTGGTTCTCTGCTTCTTTGATTGCATCATCAACACTCATATTTATCCGCCTCCATTCTTAATTTCTCTATTTAAGATTGATTCAAACGTCCTATCTAGCTCCTTTTGTGGTAAAGGATCATTTGAATTTTCATTTGCTATATTCACTAACTTGTAAGCTAATCGTGGTTTAACTGATCTAAAAAATAATGCTCCACATAAAGCAGCCAAAGCTTTATTTCTTTGACCCTGATCACCTAGACCACTTGCTATTGTTTCTAATACATCTGTAGTTGAATTACGTTCTCTAGTTAAATTTAAATCTTCACTAACTCTATTAGGATGCCCCTTAGTAGCTCTAGATTGATTAATAGTTCTAATCAAATTTAATGGAGCTTTGACAATTGGATTTTTATTTTCCCAAGAATATCCTTCACTAGGTGCAACTACTACATAATTATTAGGATGTGCTTTAATATCAATTCCAGGTTGCCAACCTATCATCTGATGTAGTGTCATCTCGTCTCTTTTAAGATAAAATAACTGCTTACCACCATGTTTAGTGGTTTGAGATAGTGTTTCTGGAAACCAGTCTTTAGGCAGTTGGTCAAACGAATTAAAACCATCTGCTCCATTCTCGTGTCTATCAATATCCACTACAAAGAATTTATCAGTTTTTAAAGCTATACTTGCAGTTGGATATTTTCTCCACAATTTCTTGATTTCATCTACTGTTAAAGCTGGTCTATCAGCAAATTTAATCAATGGCTTTTTATTTAAAAGTGGTAGCACACTCATTCCTTTAGCTTGATATGCCAGTGCTACATTTACTAAATTCTTCATAGCAAATCCTTTCTAACGGGCATCTCACCCGTTCGGTAGTCTAGAGTTACTGCTCTAATTAGCCTTTAGAATGGAACGTCGTCATCATCAATAACAATTTCATCTGGTTCTTCTGCTTCTTCAAAATCATAATTACGATATGGATATTGTGGGTTCTTCTTGTTTTCGCTAACTGTTAAATGCATTAAAACAGTTCTACCTTCAGCTAAAGCCAATGCATTAGCTAAAGTTTCAATATCTTCCCAATCTTCATCTTGAAGTTCAATTCCTGAATTAGATGCTAATTTAGCAATCAACTTAATGTTTCTTCCAAGCATTGGATTAGTATTACCTTTAGCAGTTGTTTCGTCTAAACTCAAATTAACAAATTCTTTTTGGCCAGCATGTTCACCATCTAAAACTTGTACTCTGATTGATAATTGCTCAGAATCCCATGGAGTATCTTGGTTCTTGATGTTGTCAATCATTACGATATAATCTCCTGAAGGTAGTCCTTCAAAACCATTTACATTACCTTTCTTTGTGTCAAATCCTTCTAAAGCCTTTGCTGCTGCGTCTCTTAATCCCATTATTCTTTACCTTCCTTTACTTCTGTTTCGATTTTGTCTACGATTTTCTTTTGTTCTTTAATTGGAGTTTTAACAGGTTTGTCAAATACTCCTACAACGTTATCTAGGATTCTTAAAATATCCTTGTCATCAATTTCTTCACGTACATAATGTGTACGTCTATCAGTAACTCGTCTGATGTAGTTTTTGCCTCTACGTTTGGTTTGTATAACTAGATCACAGTTACCATTAACAATGTTGTAGTACTTAGTTTTGAGACTAGGTACTTCAACATCACTGTCTCCTTCTTTGGCAACTCTTGAGATATAAACAACGTTCATAGGTAGTGATTTAAGCTCTACTACAAAGCTTTGTAGCACACTGTTAAATGCTGAATAACCTTTACCATATGGAATATCAGCTAAACTTTGAACGTTATTCTCATAACAAATAGCTTGTTCAATCATGACTGTTAGATCATCAATAACGTCGATTACGATTGTCTTATAACCAGGATTTCTAGTTTTAAGCTCTAAGATAATTTCGTCTAATTGATCAATTACAGAACGTTTAAGTTTCCCTTGTGCATCTCTAACGTTTGATAATTGAATATCTTGAGCTGGAATCATTTCCGAATTACCGTCAGTGTTTAAAAATAGTGGTACTGGAAATCTCTCAGCTAAATAAGATTTACCTGACATGGTATCCCCAAAAATGAAGAAGTTTCTAGGAATTCTTCTAACCTTTTTCTGTCTATTAAGTGGTGGTAAAATCGACACTTTAATCATTCCTTTCATTTGATAAAGCCACGTTGCTTAGCATAGAAGTAAGCCCACCCTGGTTTATAGCCTTTCAAATCTGCGTAAGCCTTAACTTCAGCGTAATTCTTTAAGTCTGAAGGTTTCTTGTCTACTACGTTATTAGCGACTTTATCATTTATGATCTTTTTAAATATTTCTTTCCTACGTGCTACAACCTTTTTCAATTCTGCTTTATCAACTACTTCAATTTCTCTTTCTTCAACTAAATCAGCCCCACAAAACGGACATTTATTACCGTTCCTGTAGAATGTTGCAAAACAACTAGGACACGTTGATACTGGTTGAATCTTAGGTCTATTACCTTCTTTTTGCTTTTTAGTTCCTTCCAAGCTCCAGTATCTATCTTGAGTAGGTAAACCAAATCTTTGAACATTTCCAACTTGATCAATGATAATAGCAGTTTTGCCTGCTCTAGGATTCATTGACCGCATTGCAAATTGCAGATACAAAGACAATGATTTGGTTGGCCTCAGCATGATTACACAATCAACATTTGGTAAATCTAGCCCTTCAGTAAATAATTCAGCATTCGTAACTATCCTTACCTTTCCGGCTCGATAGTCTTTGATAATTTGGTCTCGTTCTACTTTAGGAGTAGTGCCAGACACTGCTTTGGCCAAGATTCCTTGCTGACAAAACTGCTTAGCTAATCTCTCAGCTGATTCAACATTATATGTGTAAGCTATTGCTTGCTTACCTTTTGCTAACTTAAGATACTGGTCAACTGTTCGACCGTAAATCTTAGGCTTAAAGGCATCTTTAATTGATTGTTCATCATAATCACCAGTACGCTTAGTTTTTAGTTTTGAAGTATCTAAAGCAACTGGTGCATAGTAATCAACTGGAGCTAAAAATTGATTGTCAATCAACCATGAGATAGGTTTACCAATAATTAAGTCATCTGCTACATCTTCAAACCCTTCTCCGTTTAGTCTTACTGGTGTAGCTGTAAAAAGTAACTTTAAAGCGTCTGGGAACGTTTCAAGTATTCTACGATAACTTCTAGCTAGAACGTGATGAGCCTCGTCTACGAAAATGATAGTAGGCTCTGAAAGCTTATCTACACGTCTAGTAAATGTTTGAACCATACCTATTTGAGCTAAATTCATATCAACTTCATTAGCCTTGAAAGTTTTGATAACTTGATCCACAATCTCTTTTCTATGAACCACGAACATCACTCGATTACCTTTTTTAGTAGCACGTCTGGCAATCTCGGACATAATCACAGTCTTACCTGTTCTAGGTGGTGACTGAACGATTATGGAGTGATGTCCTTTTTTGACGGAATCATAGATGTTATTAATTGATTCCAATTGATAATCTCTCAACTTGAACATTACTTAATCACTGTTCCTCTGTTTGGCTTAAGATGAACACCTGGCACTTCTTGACCATCCTTTAAAACCTTATATAGTTCTTTCTTGTCAGCAGTGACTTCTGTTTTAGTTTGTTTAAATTCTTCTGGTAAATTATCTAGACTATCTACAATAACTGATGCCTTATAATTTCTAGGTTTTAAAATGTGGTTTTCAGTTTGCAACTCTTTAATACCAGCATCATCCAATGCTCGTGTCATGTAGTCTTGCAAGGATCGATTTAAGTTGTTGAGTGATGTTTGCTTTGCTCTTAAATCTTTGAGTTTTTCAGACAACCAATCTAGTTGCATTTTATTTTTCTCAATCCAGTAAGCAATATTATCTAATTTCACATCTCTTGCATCAGCAATAGCTTCAAGCGTATCAGCCAATGTAGTTAAATCTAAGTCTTCACGTTCTTCTAAGTCTCTGTATGTTTGATTCAATTCAAATAAGTTCATTACTTGGTTCCTCCTATTGGTTTTAATAGTTCTTCTAATGCTTCTCTATCATTAAGTTCAAGGTCAAAATAATTAAGTTGATAGAAAGCTCTTATTACTAGAAATTTCTCAACATCACTATCTAATGTTTTCGTGAAATTGAATAATGTGTTAAGATTAATGTTGTTAATATTTTTGTTTTCAGTGGTTGCCGCCACTGAATTTTTTTGTTCTGCCACAA